ATCAGGTTCAACAACATTAGGTAGTGTTCTTTATAAAACTGAATTTTTTGATTCTGGCGAAACAATTTATGATGATATAACAAGTAATGGTGACAAATTTAGAAAAACATCTTTAGGTTTATCTTCAGATGGTAATTTCAGTTTTGATGCTGACTTGTTTAAATATAAAGGTTCAGGTACTTTAGAAAGTACAGACGGATTCCACTTATCTATAAATGCATCAACAATAACTGGAAATACAGTTTCAGGATTAATGTACCAAACAACACCTTATGATTTAGAAGGTACCGATAAAGGTAAATTAGATAGTATTAACTTCCGTAAATTTACATTTGCCGTATGTGGTGGTTTTGATGGTTGGGACATTTACAGACAAGTAAGAACATATGGTGACGGTTATATATTTGGAAAATTAACATATATTTCAGGTCTTACAACAAATGGTGGATTGTTTGACACTGCAAATGGAAACTCCGATTATTATGCTTATTTAGAAGGTATTAATACATATGCAAACCCTGAAGCGATAGATATTAACGTATTTGCAACTCCAGGTATTAACTTCTACGACCATAGTTCATTAACAACTCAAGCAATTGACATGATTGAAACTGATAGAGCGGATTCAATATATATCATTGGGGCACCAAATGAAACTGATGCCGCCAACGTTATTGACGATTTAGACGGTATCGCGGTTGATTCTAACTACTCTGCAACATATTGGCCTTGGATTCAAGTAAGAGACACAGATAACGCAACTCAATTATATATCCCACCAACAGGTGAGGTTGTTAAGAATATTGCTTTAACTGACAACGTATCTTATCCTTGGTTCGCAGTTGCGGGTTACAGTAGAGGTTTGGTAAACGCAATCAAAGCACAAAAGAAACTAACTCTTGATGAAAGAGATGAGTTATATAAAGCAAGAATTAACCCAATTGCAACGTTCTCAGATACAGGTACTATTATATGGGGTAATAAAACGTTACAAGTTAGAGAGTCAGCTTTAGATAGAATCAACGTAAGAAGATTGTTATTAAGAGCAAGAAAATTGATTTCTGCTGTGGCTGTAAGGTTATTATTTGAACAAAATGACGACCAAGTAAGACAAGAGTTCTTAAGATTGGTAAACCCTATCTTGGAATCAATTAAGAAAGAAAGAGGTTTATATGACTTCCGTGTAAGTGTATCTAATGATCCAGAGGACATCGATGCTAACACATTAAGAGGTAAGATTTACATCAAACCAACTCGTTCTTTGGAATTCATTGATTTGGAATTTGTAATCACTCCAACAGGAGCTTCATTTGAAAATATCTAATCTAAAAGGAGATATATAAAAATAAGAAGAGTATCAGAAATGGTACTCTTTTTTATGCTCCACGTAGAACCATATTATATAACAATTATACTATTATATTATACCCAGAATACTGGAACTAGATATACTAGTATTTATTATTGAAATATTAAATTATTAAAGGAGAGTATTAAACTGGAACTAGATACTGGAGCCTGTAAAAAACTACGAAAAATAATTGACATAAACAAGTATTTCCAATAAAAAACTTAAAATAAAATTATTTTCCAATATAGATATATTTATAAGAAAGTAAATAACTTAAAAACTTTAACAAATACAATATGGCAGATTTATTAATGAAAATGCCGGTTCCTTACGAACCGAAAAGAAAAAATAGATTTATCCTAAGATTTCCATCATCTTTAGGGATAAATGAGTGGTATGTATTCTCCACAGCGAGACCATCTGCTAAAATTAAATCAGTTGAGATTCCTTTCTTGAACACAAAAACTTATGTTGCTGGTCAATTTGAGTGGGAAGAGATTAAAGTTCAATTTAAAGACCCAATTGGTCCTTCTGCTTCTCAAGCACTTATGGAATGGTTCCGTTTACATGCGGAGTCAGTTACAGGTCGTATGGGATATGCTGCAGGTTATAAGAAAGACATTGAATTGGAGATGTTAGACCCAACGGGAGTTGTGGTTGAAAAATGGATTTTACAAGGTTGTTTCTTAACAAGTTTGAACTTCGGTGATTTAGATTACTCAAGAGATGATTTGGCAACAATTGACGCTTCATTAAGAATGGACCGTTGTATCCAAGTTTATTAATATAATAATTTTTCATATGAGAAACCGATATACCAGAAATGGGTGTCGGTTTTTTTATTTAAAAACTTTACTTTCTCATAGTTATAGTATAAACTTATATTATGGACGAATATAAAATAGACCCAACAATTGCGTACGACGTAGTAGAACTACCAAGTAGAGGTATACATTACCCAAGCAAAAAGAAATCAGTAAGAGTTGCTTATTTAACTGCTGCAGATGAAAATATTCTTTCTGCACCAAATTTAATTGCAAATAATGGAGTTATTAATGAACTTTTAAGAAGAAAGGTTTTGGATAAAGATTTACAAGTAGATGATATTGTGGATGAAGATAGACAAGCCATTCTCATATTTTTAAGAAATACAGGTTTTGGTTCAATATATAACTTAACCACAACTGACTCAAAGACACAAGAACAATTTACGGTTGAAATTGATTTATCTGAATTAAAGATGAAGGATTTTAACTTGAAAGAAGATAGTAATGGTGAATATCAATATTACATGGAAAAGAGTAAAATAGATATCACCTTCAAGTTTTTAACTCAAAAACAAGAAAAGGAAATTGAAGATATAAAGGAAAGTTGGAATGGTAATGGAGTGGCTCCAATTGTTACAAAACAACTTGAATTTATGATTAAAACGGTTGCAGGTAATAAAGACCAAATGAATATTAGGAACTTTGTTGAGAATATGCCGATTAAAGATTCACAAGAATTTAGAAAATTTATCAAAGATAATAAACCAGGGTTAGATTTAACCCAAACAGTAACCACCCCATCAGGAGATATAGTCCAAATTGACATTGGATTTGGGGTTGAGTTTTTTCGACCTTTCTACGGAATATAAAAAAAATCAATTAGACGAGATTTTATACCTCATTAAAAAGGGGTTTACATATGGCGATATCCTATCTATGCCCATATATGTTAGAAGATATTATATTAACTTCTTATTAGAGTTAGAAAATCCTAATTAATCTATTTATTAGTATATGGCACTAACAGATCAACAAGTAAAGGATGCGGTAAATAAATATAAAAATGACCCTAAAGGGTTATCAAAATATTTAGATAAAGAAGGGGCATCTCAACCACAAGTATTAACTGCGTTAGCAGGAGTTTCCGCAACATCTACAGGAAATAGTAAAAATACTTCAAGTGGTTCATCTCAAACTGCGTACGCACAAAAAGCAACTAGTTTTACTGCAGCGTTTAATGTTACACAATCTAACACATATGGTGATGAGGTTACCACTCCAGGTGACATATTAAGTGCATTAAGTAAGAACGGTGCAAATTTATTTAAAGATTTAAAAGTTGCTGGTAATGAAATATTTCAACAACTACAATTAGAAAATCAAGTTAGAACTGAAGTAAACGAAAAAATTGGTATTAGTGGTGAATTATCTCAAGGTTTAAGAAAAGAAATGATAGATTCGTATCCCGCCGCGATTAGAATGGGATATGGTATTGCACAAGTAACTGAATTGGTAACCAACATGATGGAGTCATCAGGTAGATTTAATTTAATTTCTTCAGAAACATTAACAAAAAGTTTTGATTCGGCAAGGGCATTTGTGGGTAGTTTAGGTGATATGGGTAAGTCGTTTACCGAATTTGAAAAGGTTGGAATTGGTGCTGGTAATGCTATTGATTCAATTAATCAGGCTGGTAAGAATTCATTATCGTTAGGACTTGTAGCTAAAAAAACAATTACGGATATTAGAGAAAATATTGAGAAGTTAAATAAATACGGATTTAAAGAGGGTATTGAAGGTTTAGCAACTATGTCAAGAAGGGCAAAAGAATTTAGAATGGATATTGGTGATGCCTTCATCATTGCAGATAAAGTAATGGACCCTGAAAAGGCAATAGCATTAACCGCTAATTTACAAGTTTTAGGTGGTGCAATTGGCGATTTTAATGACCCTCTTAAGTTGATGTACATGGCCACTAACAATGTTGAGGGATTACAAGATGCAATTATAAAGGCTTCAGGTTCATTGGCAACATATAATGACAAACAAGGTAGATTTGAAATTACAGGTATTAATATTAGAAGAGCGAAGGCGATGGCGGATGAATTAGGTATTTCATATGAAAGTTTAACTAGAGGTGCCGTTGCGTCACAAGAAAGATTAGCAGCATCAAATGATTTAATGGCTAAAGGTTTTAGTATCAAAGAAGAAGATAAAGAATTTATTACCAATTTATCTAAAATGGATAATGGTAAAATGGTAATTGAAATACCTAAAACATTATCACAAGATTTTGAAGGTAAAAGTAAAATAGCGCTATCTGATTTGACACAAAAACAAATTGAAGTATTACAAGATAATAGAAAAGCATTTGAAGCCATGAGTCCAGCAGACATAGCTAGAGACCAAGTCACATCAGTTAAAAACATAGAAAGAGATTTGGCATCAATGTGGGCATTACAAAAAATAGAGGCTGTAAGTATGGGGGCAGGAAAAAAAGGTTTAAATTTAAATGAACTTGGTGCTGATGCGATGAGAAATGTATCAAATTATACTGATACTTTTTTAAAAGAAAAAAGGGGACCATTTAATGATAACAATAAAGAAAGAATAGCGGCGGCCGTCGAAGATTTTAAAAACTTACCACAAGTTCAGGAACAAATAACAAAATTAAATGTTTTAACTGAAATATATGGAGCACAAAATGCAACGGTTAAAAAAATAACAGAATCACTTAATAAAGAATTTGAAAAAGTGAAAAATGGAGTTAGCGATAATAACACACCGCAAAATTCAACATTAACAGTAAATCATAATTTAATTACTTCATCAATTATGGACGGTATTAATAAAGAAGTTATGAAAAACCCAACAGCAATAACTGAATGGGGACATAAAAGTGATTATACCACACCAAAATTAGCCGCTAACAATAAAAAATAGTATTAAACCTATTTATAATAAAATAAAAAATGCCGAGTTATTTAGATTTTAACACAACAAAACAGTTTAGAAACCATATATTAGGTAAGACCTTACAACAACCTAATGGACCCCAAACGTTTACAAACAGTTCATATATTGAACAAAATCTAAGTGACATTCCTAATTTATTACAAGGTCAGGTAGATACCAACAGAGGTAGTGATTTAAGAATACCAAAAAACTCAAACATATATAAACCTGACGAATATTTTATTGGTGAAGTTATTAATACATTACCTCGTTCAGTTAATTTAAAGTTATATCCAAGTTTTGTTCAAACAGATTTAAGTTTATTCGGTATCATTAGTAATTCAAATTATGAAACTGAATCTGAATTAGTTAAGTTTTCAACTAGTTTAATTAAAAATGACCCACAAGGTCCCGTTTATAGTAGAATAGCTCAAAATGTAGAAAAAAATACATATGGTCGTGTGAGAATATTGGATGCTCTTAATGGTAATACTGCTACCGCGGTTAATATAATAACGGGTAGGGAACCGTTGATAGAATCAAATTACACAATTACTGTTGATAACACATTAAGTATACCAGGTCAAGCGGTTGATTTTTTAAGAACAGTATCGGGAGTACAATTACCCTTTAGTCAAATACCGGGGGATTATTTAAGTAACCCAAGAAACCCGATAAACTATAGACCACAAGCGTCATCACAATTAGGTGCGTTATTTCAAGACGTAACAGGTGTATTAGGTTCACTAATAGGGATACAAAGACGACCATTGTTGTCAAGGAAACCATCTGACCTTTTGATTGAACATATGGGTGGAGGTCAAAAAAACAGGTTATTTGACTTATTATCTTATTCAACATATGCACCAAATTATACCACAACTGCAAGATCACAAAACACATCTAAAATTTTTAATTTTGTTGATAGAGTTGCACAAGGTATAAAAAACATTTTAGGTGTTGAGGCACCCGCAGGAACCGCTTATATTGGAGATGATAGAGGAAATGATGTGAAATATGCAATGAACGATTTTAATGATAGACCCGTAAGGAGTAACTATTATTTAACGTTAATGTTTGATGAGGTTTCTGCAAAATTATTTCATACAAATAAAAATATTACAGAGGGTGGTTCAATCGGAGGTAAGTTATCGTGGATTAGTAAAAATTCAAAAAATAAATTAGGAGTTAATAACAATAGTTGGGAAACCGAAGCTTCATTATTCACTGAAAGCTTATCAACTAAAAATACGTTTAGACCCGATTCAATTTTAGGAATTACACAAGAATTATTAGATTCAATGCCTTCAGATGGAGGTGCAGCACGTTCACACGTTGCAAATGTTATTGATCAAACAAGTAGAGTTTTTCAAGATGGTGACACTAGAATATCAAGAGGTTCTGCAGTTAAGTATACTGATAAATTTACAGGAGAAGAAAGTGGAGTTGAATATGCAAGAGTTTTTACGAAAGATAGACCGTATATGACGAATTTTGATACGATGCCATTGGCAACAAATCAAAAAGATATTAACACAAAAAAATACAAACAAACAGGAAGAAAATATAGAAGGGGTAATATAAGACGATTCAATTCAAGTGTATTAGACGACACATGGAATTTGAATATGGCACCGATGTCTAATGGTAAAAAATCATTTGATACGTCAACAAATATTGTTGAAAAAAATATAGGTAATGGTGATTTCTACGCTAAAAAATATATGTTATCAATTGAGAATTTAGCATGGAAAACATCTAATTTAAAAGGATTTCAAGTTAGCGATTTACCAGCATGTGAAAGAGGTAATAACGGAGGAAGAGTCATGTGGTTTCCACCATATGATTTAAAAATGTCAGAACAAAATAGTGCAAGTTGGGAAAAGAATTCTTTTATTGGAAGACCCGAACCGATTTACACATATCAAAATACCGAAAGAACCGGACAAGTTTCATTTAAAGTAGTTGTTGACCACCCAAGTATTATGAATTTATTGGTTAGAGAACATTTCAAAGGAATGTCAGATGAAGAATCAGATAACTATATAAATGCGTTTTTCGCTGGTGCACAAGATGTTGACTTCTATTCTTTAATACAAACATACACCACTTTAGACCAAAACGATAGAGATTTAATCCAACAATATCTTAATGCTGGAATTGAAAAACAGGAAATAACTAATATTAAATTTACCAGTGAACCATTACCAGCCGACAATGGAGATACTGATAATAATAAATTTACAAATATAGAGTATAATATAAAAAATTCATTTTATTTTGAAAATGACATACCAAGTAAACAAGGAAATTCATTAACAATTTCAGATGGAGATTACGGTTCACAAATCACATCTTATAGTGGAACGTCAGGTACATGTGTCACTAATTTAACGACAGCAATGAATAGTTCGTTAAATTCATCAGATAAACTTTTACTAATAGGAAGTACCGGATCAACATCAACTCCAAGTGTTATCACCGAAATAACTGGTAAAATAACAAGTGGATTCACCGAGTTAGGTGTAAATTTTACCGAATTAAATAAACAATTAGATGATTTAAAAACGGTTTTATCAGGTAAAACTATTGTTGGAGATGCTGAAATTCAAATTTTAACTACAACATCTGAAGCGGGAGATGAAAATAAAAATTTCTATTTAGGTATAAGAAGAATACATTCATTACTAAAATACATTATTGGTTATATAACTAAAAATAATAACCCACCAAGTTTAGTTTGGTTCGACCAACTTAAACTTGACCCATTTGTAAAGGATGGTTTACGATTTAACACTTTACCAATTACAAAAAGTTTTAAAGATTTTGGTTATGATGTGGATGGACAAATAAAATTTAATGTTAGTACATTTGGTGAAAGTTATGTGTTAGATAATGCTGGAGGAGAAACAAATGTTGATTGTTCTAAACCATTTACAAATACATTATTAAAGGTATATTCACCAACGGCATTTTATTGTAGAGAGGGTAAAGTAAAAATCAAATATACAAAAAGTGCGGGTGAAAAAACAGTACAAAAGATTAATATCCCACCTCTAAAATTGGTAGTTTCAAGGGATACGGTAGATATTACAAAAAAGAAACCATCGATAGATGTTATGAAAAGAATTATAATGAAAACATTATCGGAGTGTTTTTATTTTAAAAAATTAGAGGAGGATTCACCGGTAGCATTTAAATCTTTAACAGAAAAATTAAAATATTTCCATCCATCTTTTCACTCAACAACACCGGAAGGCTTGAATAGTAGATTAACATTTTTATTACAATGTTTAAGACCTGGTGATACCATACCAATTAAAGGACTTTCAGATAATAATGATATTGGTGCAAGAAACACAACCTTTGGACCACCACCAATTTGTGTATTAAGAATTGGTGATTTTTATCATTCAAAAATTATTATTAAAGATATTAATATAACATATGAAGAAGGTGTTTGGGATTTTAATCCTGAAGGTATTGGTGTACAACCAATGATTGCTAATGTTCAGTTACAAGTTAATTTTATTGGAGGACAAGGATTAGATAGACCTGTTGAAAAATTACAAAATGCGTTATCATCTAATTTCTTTGCAAATACAGAAATGTATGACGAGAGGTCAATACCAACTGATGGTAGAATTGGATATGAGAATAGAGAAAAGTTCACAAAAGAATTTTTACAAACATTAAATAATATTGACATAGCAAAAACCCCATCAGTTCCGACGGACCCGAATAAAATAGTACAAGGTACATATATTGGTGTTGGTAGTGGTACTAAATTAGTGTACACAACCTTAATAAATGAATTATATAAATTAGCGGATAACTACACTAAAAAATATAAATCTGCATATGAATCAATTTATGAAAAATATGGTCCTAAAGTAGTCGGATTATTTTTCTCACCAGATTATAGAACAATTAATGAGTTAAATATTAATATTGAAGAAGGTGATGTTATTAATATGTTAGGAGAATATAGTGGAAATAATAATTTATCTTTTTATTCTAACGCATTTAAAAACACATTAACATATTCAATCACAACATTACCAACTAAAGAACTTATGGATATGTTAGGGTTTGAAATGGGTGGTGAAGATGTATCAAAAGAGGCGGAAGATATAATTAAACCTATTATTAATAAAATAGTATCTGACATTATTGATGAATTTTCAACATTAAAATCAATAAAAGAAGTTGAAACATCGAGAAATGAAACTGTATCAATAATAGATAAATTAAACTATATTGCAATATATTCAGGAGACACTAAAATAGGATCAACAACTGGATTTACATCGGATACAACATTGGTAAAAACACCTTTAACGGGATTTAATCAATCAGGATTCACATCAAACTATAATGTAGTTATTGATTATTTAAGAAGTTTTGATTTAAAAACTACTTCATTATTTAACTCATCAATTGATTTTAACACAGTATATCTTGAATCTGCAACAATTTCAAATGAAGATATTAAATCAATATTACAAGTATTCCTAATTGGACATAAATCAGATATTGTGGACCCACTTGTTAATCGTTGGATTGGTGATGAATTGTTACAATATACCACACAAAATTTTTATGAAAAATTTGATTTATTCGTTACTTCTAATAACACAACAACATTAACAATTGATGTTGCACCTATTAGAAGTAATGGAACACCAATAGAATACGAAACTTCACCATCCACCGAAGTTCCAGATTTAACAAAATCAGATGATATATTTAAAATATTCTCATCAAAAAATAACCTTGGAACCACTTTAAATTTTTATAGATAATGAGTAGAAATTATTACAATAGATACCAAGATTATATTGCTGACGGAAAATTTAGAATTGTTCCTGGAATTGAAATACCAATTAAATCGACAGATAAATTTTTTCAATACAAAAAAGGAAAACATAGATTAGATATTTTATCACAAGAGTATTACAACTCACCAATGTTTGGTTGGTTAATATTATTAGCTAACCCATCTGTGGGTAGTGTTGAATTCGAAATACCAGATAATTCTTACATAAGGGTACCATTTCCTTTGGTA